AGAACGACAATATTGCGCTGGATGTAATAAAATACTGATGTTGAATACACAAATGTAGGCTCCTAATATTATATTTAGTCGAAAATATATTCTTTTATTAAATGGTTTTTTCCGATACTAAATATAATGACTTTTTAGTACAATGATCCAAAACGAATTTTTCAAAAAACTTAGCGAAAATCACCCCTTCATAACAGTATGTTCATATGCCAACCAAGATTATGTTGGAATTGTACAGAATCGTGATGAGATGGTGACTACAATCTATGACTATGGATCTATTATAGATTCTGCAATCAAAGAAAAATTCCTAGAATTAGGTGAGATATGGTGGTGGGAAAGTAATAGACTAATACCTATCAATCTATTCTTAAAACAAGAGTGGTCTATGTTTAAGCCCTATATACGAACATTCAACAACAAAAGTTTAGTTGTAATACACGGTCCAGTATGCAGTATGGCCGAATTAAGTAAACGTAGAAGTAAACGCCGCAGTATTACTCTTGTCAAGCGTCTCTCCTAACAAATTCATGTGTACCACTACTAAGTTTGCATAAGCAATAGCGTGTGCTTTCTTAAATACATACCCGTCAGTTCCCTTATCCCATACAGTTTTAGCGACTTCTGACCATTTCTCACCAATCAGATGCTTTTTACCGGGACGAATGACAGCTAGAAACATAGCTAATCTTGGAATACTATCTACTGGTTCTGGCATCTTCTGTAGATTATAATACTGATTGTTCAAGTGTATTAATTGTTCTACAAACTTATTATCAGTTAATTTAGACCAATAAGGTTCACGCATCAATTCAACTAAATGTTTCTCATCACGAACCTTCTCATACACATGAACATTCAACAAGTCTAGTTTAAAATAACCACGCTTATCTGCTACTGTATAATCAATGCTTGCAATATCATTGATAGGGTCATATGGGATATCAGTGACATATATTCCTGTAGCATGATTGCGTATAGGTTTAACATTACGCATAGCCGCACGTGTATGAGGAATTAACTTTAATAGTTCATCCCTTGAACCAAAGTCAATATCAATGTCTGAATCTATTCTCATTTTGGTGGTGTTACTAGTTCTGCTTTAATAAGTTTAGTATACGCTTTTTGCACAACGATTGCTTGTCTTTCGGCATCTTCAACTGCTTTGTGACTAGTTACATGGCCTCCGTCTTTAAGACTTACTCCGGCAATCTCGTACAAGGTACGTGTATCTCGGATTGTGTAGAAAGGCCACGGGGTACGCATTTCGAGATTTCGCCAGGCCGACTCTGCCACGACCACGTCGAATGATGCACCATTACTCCACACAGCACGGCGATTCCAACAAAACTTATAAAGTATCTCCATACACTCTCTAAATGGAATTCTGCCATCTTCTCCCATAGCTTCTTCAAGAGCTGCCGGACTTTGCTCACTCCACCATCGTAATGTATCTTCATTTATACTCCTATTATAAATTTCTGTTTGTTCTTCAATTGTGGGTCTCAACTCTAGTCTCTCAACAACCCCACTACCTTTAGGATCAAATCTTACTGCGCCGATGGTTAGTATAACACAATCAGGGCTTGTGTCAAGTGTTTCCATATCAATCATTATATCTTGTGCCATATTATGCCTGTAGTGTTTTCCAAATATATTTCTTCTCTAAGTAATCTTGTAACTTATTTGCTTCATCTTTGCTATTAAATGCTACACCTTTAATCTCATACATATCTTCTAGGTATCTAGCGTAATCACCATTAATATCTTGCGCCCAAGTGTTTAAGTTAATCCACATGATATCAACTTCATCACTCATAAGTAATATGCCTATGCCAACTTCATTGCAACCTATATCCTTGAATAAAAGGTCAAGTAATTTTTTCTTGGTATCAAATTGCCTAATGTTATCCCACTTAGGCCATGATACTAGAAATTTACCATCTTGTAAAGATTTTATGGGAAAAGGTGTGTTGTTCATTGGAATTTTAATAAAAATATTAGATACTTCTTTTCGTCAACAATCTGATAACCATCGGTTATGTTACCGCCGACTATGTTCATTTTTAAGCCATATTTTCCTACTAGATAATCTTCAAAGTCATATGCATCAAATTCTTTGTTTTGTTCCAAATATTCTTTACGCACTTTCTTCAATGCTTCCCAATAGTTCCAACGATTCTTTCGAAAATCAATCTCTGGATCATCGTCATCAAAATCTCGAATGTGTGGTATTGTTGCCATTAACTCCACCTTAACGTAAACACAATATAATTTTTTTCATATCTAAATTTAAAGCTGATTAGATCATCACCGGTTATGCCCCATCTACAATGTCTTTCATGTTTGTCTATATTGTTTTCTAACCATTTAACAATTTCATTGTACTTGTCTAGATGTTTAGCACGTACAGTACATTCATGCCAACCGGGTTTAGTATTTTCCCATCCGGCATCATAATCATAATGTTCATATATCATTGCCATTTTAGTTTTTTTGATTTATACTCATTTACAAAGTCAGTTGTATCTTTTATCTGTTTTTCCCAGTCTATTTCAGTTTTTTTGAGATTTATTACACCATTTACGCTATGATTGTTAAAAGATTGTGCCATAGCCATAAAACCCGAAACAGACGATTTACCATGCACTTTCTTTTTACAGTATTGAGAATGTGCTATTGCATCCACTATATTCATAAATTCATTTTTCCACGGCAAGGTATGATCCTTAAGCAAATATCTATATTTAGACATAGTTTCCTTAACTAGGCTTGAATCTATTATGTCACTGACCTCTTCATTGGACATCAATGTATATCCATAATCTTTCCACTCATATGAAAATGGTGACATATAGTTAATTTTATTGTCTATAGGAATACTCAACGGGTAAAAATTATAAGAAGTAAATATATTGTTACTTACTGCCCAATCTAAGTTACTATCAAACGTACCAAACGGTTCGTACGGTAACCCTATAATAAATGAACCAGTAAGGTGTAATTCTGGATATTTTCTTTTAATTTCAATCAAATAATTTTTTAATTTATCACCAGTCAATCCCTTACCAATTTTTCTGCTAGTTCTCTCATTCAGTGATTCTATACCAAAGAAAAAACCTTTTAAGCCGGATTGAACTAATTTATCAAGTGATCCTTCTTTTGCATGTAACAAATCTACCCTTGCGTATGAAAATAAACTTAGCTTAAAATCCAATTCTTTTGTTATTTCATATAACATATCAACTTTGATTTCATTGTCATTAAAAGTATCATCTGTTATAGTATATTTTGTAATTCCCCATTTTTTGTAATTTTCAATTAATTCTTGTTTAATATCTTCTTTTTCTCTAATGTAATCATTTTTCTTTTTTCCTACTAATGGAAAATTACAAAATTTACATTTAAATATACATCCTCGACTAAACTCTAATGTTAATGATTCGTTGTGATGAATAAAATCCCTATCTGTATATTCATTCTTTAAATGGGATAAATCAAACTTTGGATAATGATGGGTGCAGTTAACAACTTTTTTGACATCATGTGTTTTAATAGACTCTACTACAAATGGATTAATTTTTCCGGTTTTTAAAAAACCTATGATATCATCCATAGCACCTTCAGTGAACCCTTTAAAAAATAAATCAATTCCAATATACTGATTGTCTAATACGCTTGAACCTCCGGCTATAACTTTGACAGACGGATTTATTTTTTTAGATATGTCTATAATTGTATTAACTTTTTCAACATCTAGTTGACTGAGACTTAGACCAAAACCAATGAAATTAATTTTTTGAAATTTATTTAAAAACTCACTTAATTCATCTATAGTCCATGAATTAGAAAAATCTACGACTTCAACTGAAATATCTTGCTTACGAATTAATGATGCTACTCTATGAACTCCTGTGGATCGTGCTATTGCAGTTCTAGGTACTTCATACAAATTATCTCCAAATAATATTCCAAACATAGTGTTATTTATAGCCATCTAAGCATAAACCATTCACAATCTTTTTGACTTTCAAATATAAAGTCTCTGCCTTGACGTTCATACGATCCCTTACAATTGTCTTCTAACCAACACAGAATTTCAATAGCCTGTTCGTTACTACTATAAGCTGGTAACATCACCCGAGTCCATCCTATGCCTTGTAACATTCCCCAAAGTATTTCACGGTCGATATCCCGTGCCATTTGATTGCCGGCCTTATTGAGCATTTCTTCTTCTAGTGTCATCCCCACCTTAACATAAAATAACTAGCATTACTATCATTGTAAAAAGTAAAAATAGTATGTCTGTCCATTTTTGATTCCCAATTAGATCCACCAAAGAGATCAAATTTTGGTTTATAACAAGCAAAATCAAAGTCTTTACCTGATATCCAACCGTGTTGTCTTAACGCAGATACTATATCTAGGGTTTTATTAATATCAATGTATAATGTCACTTGTAACACCTTAGCCCCATCTTAACTCAAATAAGATAGCATCACGTTCATCTTTGAAATAGAAGTCCATATAATCTTCCATTGGATGAGTGGTAAATTTGTCTCCCGGCAACCCGTACTGCTCTATAGCCCAAGCACATGTTTCATCCCAACTAATAATAGTATCACCTTTTTTCCAAGGGATTCTAATTCTAGTAGCCTGCGATACGAAGGGTATCTGCGATTTGTCTTTTAAGTTCTTCATTTTTATGAAATTTCAATGCCCATTGCTCTGGATTAATATAATCATTAACCATCTTAAGTTGATCTGGCTTTAATGTCTCTAAGAATTTTATGCCGCTCTCACTACAATATAACATCCAAGGACTAATCTTTCCTACTGTAATCAATTGACATATACGATTTGGATTGCCATATCTTAAATAATCTCTGGGCTGTATATTATCTTTTTCTGCCCAATCAATTGAGGTTTGTACACTACGATGAATAGCATCAAATGCATCTTCTACTCTAATATACTCAGTTAGGTATTTAGTATATGTAGTATCACTACACCAATTGTCAATCTTAATCTGATTCTTTAATAACCAATCTACAAATCTACTAACATTGATTGTGTTTACATTGACACAGTAATTACCAAACTTAACAAAGGCAATATAGTATGCGCTCTTAACAAATTCTTCGTAGGTCTTTTGTTTTTTACTTGCTGTATTCTTTTTATAGAACTGAACCCATGCTTGAAATCCTATACGATTACCTTGTTTATCTTTACTTAACCATCTATCTTTGGTTTCGCACATGTGTTTCATTATCGTGCTTTCACGTAGGAACTCACGCTTACAAAACTCACAGCCAAACTTCAGTGGCTTATCAATTACCGAGGTCTCTTTCATATTCCCGTATCTGTTCTTCTGTTATAACTTCACTCATTACTTCAATGTCAGCCTGCTTCATGTTAGGAAACAACTCTGCTAAACGACATTTCTTCTTATGATTTTCTACAAAGACCTGACTTACTTCTTCAATGTCACTTGTGTTTGCTTTGGGATATATCTTCTTATAGTATTCACGTATATCTTTAATCTTTGCTGGTGCTTGTAATCTGCTTACTTTAAGACTGATGTTAGGGATCCATTGATGAAACTGTTTACCTAATCCAGGACTCGCCGCACATAACATAAACCATTGTAGCTTAGGATGCTTGTACACGTACTCATTAAATAAATATTTGTTAGCATGATAATCAATGCTTTGTAGATAATAACTCTGAACGTCACTAGACCCCTTAACAGCACTCATCCATTGAATCAACATGAAGGGCACAAACTTCTTGCGTTGATTCTCACTTAATTTGTCATAGTAACCATAGTCTTTTTTATCTAATGCCGCAAGTGCATCAAACAAATCAAAGTCTTGATTCTCTAATTTCTCATCAACTGATACTATTGGTTTTTTTGTTGCCATTAGAATGCCTGTGAATAATCTATAATCTCGCAGTTACGACTAATCTCTTTAACAAAGTATACACATCTTGGTTTAGGACCATCATCAATGGGTACGCATAAGAATTGTCCGTTCTTTAATCGAGGAGCATACCATGTTACATCATGGTAAATGTCTACAATCTCAATAGGTAAGAAGCTAGGACTGAAACTAGTTAGTGGATTGAACTCAAATGAATTAAACCCTCTATCATTAATACTAGTAAGAGGTAGTGTTTCTAAGTCGCCATGTTCCTTTTCACCAATTAATATTTGCCAGTCGACTGGCATCTTAATTATCGCTTCTCCGATTTTTAATACTAGTGCCGGGGCACTAAATGATTCTAAAAAGATTAATGGAATATAATGATAGTCTACATTTTGCGGATTACTATTGTCTAGTATTGCAAAGCGAAGGTCATCAATTTCTTCGGGGAGTGTTTCTAAGTTATAGAATTCGTTTTCTAATGTGAGTATACGCATTTTGTTATTGTATCATATTCTTATCTGTAAGTCAACTTTTCCAAGTCAAACGGGTAATTTGCTTCTTTATAGAACGTTTTACGCTGAGTTAAATGTCGTTTGGCAAATTTACAACTACTTGTTATATCCCAAATTTGAACAAACTCTTTGTCTTCTGCTTTTCGAATTCCACGTCCAATACTTTGAATGACTCGGACAAAAGATTTACCGGGTTCTATTAGAACTAAATTAAAAATCCGAGGTATATTGATACCAACAGCAGCCACACCATAAGTCGCCACAATAATCTTGTTCGTACTCGTTGCAATTTCGTCATATTCTTCCTTTCGGTCAATCATATTAGTAGCACCACTCACAAATACGCTGTCTGGTAATCTACTAACAATTTCTTTACCTGCATTAACTCTATCTACTAGAATTAATACATTACCGCTTTCTTTAATTTTAAGAATCAATTCAGCAATAGCATCCAGTCTATGTGTATCCTCAAGCAGGTGTTTTAACTCACTTTGGTAATTGCTAAACTCTACCTCATCTTTAAGTTGTACAATATTCACATGACATTGCGCTAGTACTCCTTGTTCCTGTAGTTCACTTGCGCTTAGTTTACTAATGACAGGACCTAGACTAACAAACAAAGACTGTACCTCAAATTTAGCTTTAGGTATTGTTCCAGTTAACCCCCAACGAATAGGTACTTTAGCAAATACACCAGTAAGCAATGTTTTCAATGCATCTGCTTTGGCCATATGAACCTCGTCAACCATAACACACACTACACCTTCAATAAAGTCTCCGATTTCAACTTCTGCTTCACCTGCTTTTGTTTTCTTAAGCATATTGTTAAGACTTTGCCAAGTACAAATTGTATGTGTTTTGTTGTACTCTTTGCGATCACCAAAGTATACACCAACATCTAATCCAAGATTAATGTAATCTGCTTCTGTTTGTGTTACTAGCGATTTGTTTGGAACAATAACAATGCTACGGCCATATTGCTCTATGCTATGACTAAGAGTAGCAGTCATTAATGTTTTACCTGCACCTGTAGCAATTTCCTGTAACGATTGTGGGTTCTTTAAAAAGTTATTAACGATAGTGATTTGATAATCACGCAATGCGACTGGTTGACCTTCTATAGGATGACCTTTAGGCCAAGTTTTATGTTTAAATGTATCCTCGGACACTTCAGCGAATTGAAACGTTGTAGTATAATCTCTAGTATCGTCTAGTTCAATATCGTACCCCGCTCTGTCGAGTACGGGTAATATTTCTTCTAGTAGATTTATATAAGTGCTACCTGCTAAACTAAAATAACTAACTTTACCATTCCATCTTCCCAATCGTACACTAGGAAGATAACGTGCTCCGGGTACTTCATACTCAAACATTTTCATAAGTGCTTTACGCTCACCCAGTTCGAGTCCTTCAATTTTTACATTGACTTCATCCTTAACTATAATTTTACATTGTTTCATTTAATATCTATTGGTTGAGAATTTACTAGATGTACTATTTTTCCAGCCTTAATCGGTTCATCATAACTAATATCCCTACTTGTTCTAAACCTGATTACAACAGGGAAATTATAATTACTAGTCTTCTTAGATTTAGTAATCCATTTAGTTTCAGGATCAAGCTGTATGCCGGACAATATTAGTTTGTCTCTGAGACTTTTTCTGACTTCAGTTAATATTTTATTACCAGTGAGTACTACATAGTCGCATCCTATTTCTGTTAACCAGGGTACTATATTTAGCATATCACTTATTTCCATTTCATAAACACGATTGGATATAAATGTTTGCCTTTTATCATTGACATCATATATTGATTCATCAATATGAACACCATGATACACTAATTTAGATATTGTAATGGGTGTAGTGTTTAATACCATGTCATCCAGTGCTTCATCT